CCACCGACCGCGCCGTGTTTGTCGATATCGATGATTTCGGGTCGGCAGCAACCTATACGCCATCTGGCGGTTCTGCCAGCACGGTCAATGGCATTTTCGACAACGACTTCATCGAAGTCGATGCAGGCGGCGGCGTAGGCGTGGCATTGCAGCAGCCGCGCTTTCATTGCCGTACTGCTGACGTTTCTAGCGCCGCTGAAGGCGATGCTTTGGTTGTGGGCGGGGTAAACTACACCGTCCGCATCGTGCAGGATGACGGCACCGGAATGACGATGCTGGTATTGGAAAAAGACTGATGGCGCACGTCCGGCAACAGATACGCGATGCAATCGTGACCGCGTTGACAGGGTTGACAACGACCGGGACCAATGTGTTTCGGTCGCGCATTTATCCGCTGGAAAACACCAAGCTGCCGGGTCTTTGCATTTTTACACGGTCAGAAGCCGTGGATTTTGATACATTAACAATATCGCGGTCGATTAACCGCGTTCTGGAAGTCAGTGTGGAGGCATATGTCAGTGCTACTGCTAACTATGATAACACGCTGGACACTATTGCCGTTCAAGTCGAGGAGGCTTTGGCGGCAGATGTGACGCTTGGTGGCTTGTCGAAAGACTTGCAGGCCACAGCGTTTGAAGTTGATTTTTCGGGCGACGGCGAACAGCCGGTGGCCGTTGGTCGCTTCACCGTGACGGTGCAATACCGCACCGCCGAAAACGATGTTGAAACTGCCGTCTAACAGGAGATTCAAATGGCAACTTTCAAAGGCAATGAAGGCACGGTGTTGAGCGGATCTGACGCTGTTGCCGAAATCCGCAGCTTTAGCGTCAGCGAGACTGCTGATGTGATCGAAGACACCGTGATGGGCGATAGCGCCAAGTCATATGTCGCCAGCTTCACCGATGCCACGGCAACGGTTGAATGCTATTTCGACGACACTGACACCGCGCAAAACACCTTCACTGTTGGTTCTTCTGTGACGCTGAACCTTCAAATGGAAGGCAACACGACCGGCGATCACAAGCTGTCTGGCACAGCCCTGATCACGGGCCGTGACATCAGTGTCGCTGCTGACGGGATGGTTGAGGCCACTTACTCGATGCAGATCACTGGCGGTCTGACTGAGGGTACTGTTGCCTAATGTCGCTAGGCAAAAAAATCGCTGAAAGGCGTCAGAAGCAAGCGCGTATCATCGAGGTTCCCGAGTGGGGCGACGATGGTGCGCCTTTGCTGCTGTATGTTTATCCGATCACCGCTGGCGATCTGAACAAGATTCAGAAGAAGCACAAAAACTTTCTGAACGATATGACGATTGACGGGATGGTTGATCTGATCATCCTGAAAGCCGGTGACGCGGACAACAACCGTTTGTTCACCCTTGCAGATAAAACCTATCTGATGGATGAGCCGCTGCCGCTGATTTCGTCGATTGCCGCTGAGATGTTTGGCGATGTCGAAGGCGTCGAGGAAGCGGAAAAAAACTAAAGGCCGATCCGCTGCGCTTCAATATACTCGCGCTTGCGGATCGCCTTCACAAGACGCAGCCAGAGATTGAGGAATTGACGCTTTCCGAAATCAACGAATGGTTCGCATATTTCAAGGTGGTAGATGATGGCCGTTCAACCAATTAAAATCCCTATTACCGCCATCGACAGAACGAAAAAGGCATTTCAATCTGTCACGCGCAGCCTGAACGTCGTCAAAAAAGCACTGTTCAATTTCAAGGTTGGCATCACTGCGGCGGTCGGTGCTGCCGGTCTTGGCCTGCTTGTTAAGAATTCTCTAGAAAGCATCGACGCGCTTGGTAAGACTGCCAACAAGTTGGGCATCGCCACCGCCGAATTGCAAAAACTTAGATTCGCGTCACAGCTGGCTGGCGTTGAAACTCGAACCGTCGATATGGCGGTTCAGCGTTTTACGCGTCGCCTTGCTGAAGCTGCCAACGGTACAGGTGAAGCCAAGGACGCGCTGAAAGAGTTAGGAATTGACGCTGCCAGCCTGTCTCGGCAGCCGCTTGAAAAGCAGATGCTGGCCCTTGCTGCGGCCTTTGAAAAGGTTGAAGGCAGCGGGGATCGTGTCCGGCTGGCCTTCAAGCTGTTTGACAGCGAGGGCGTTGCTTTCGTCAATACGCTGCAAGCCGGTGAAAAGGCGCTGAAAGACACGTTCAGCGAGGTTGATGATCTTGGCATCATCCTTTCCACCAACGCGGTCAAGGGCGTCGAAAGTTTCAACGATAGCGTCGTAAAGCTGACCACCATCTTCAGGGGTCTGATAAACACCGTTGCGGCTGCCCTTGCTGGTCCGCTACAAGTGCTGGTCGAAATGCTGACCGGCAAGCTGAAGAACGCAATGGGGGAAGGCGGCGAGAACGTCAGGAATTTCACCCGTGAATTAGGCCACGGGATCATCAATGCTGTTGAAATGGCATTGACCGGCTTTGTTCATTTCATCAACGAAACTGGTCGTCTTATTGATGGATTGCGTGAAAAGATCCATCAGGTTCAGCGGTTCTTAGGCTCTGATGTATCGCCAGAAGAATATGCGGCGAGGGTCAGCAAGATACAAAGCGCCCTTGAAGGGCTGCGCCCCGAAAAGGGAAGCGCAGCAAGGGTCGCATTTTTTGAACAAATCAACGATGAGTTGAGCGATCTGTTTGATGGCGCTATTTTGAGCGCCGATGAAATATCTGCTTTGCAGGACAGGATAGCCGAGATTTCGTCTGAAAACTCGACCTTTGCTGGAAACCTTGTCAGCGTTAATAATCATCTGAAGGATCTGAAAAGCAAAGCCGACAACCTTGGCCCCGGTTTCAAAAAGCTGTTTTCTGAGGTAAAGGTAGGCACCGAATTTCTCGACAAGATGCGTGAGCGTCTGGATCGAAATACCGACGCGACAGATAAAGTTGGCGCATCAGCCAAGAAGACCAGCGCAGCAACGGCGGCGATGGCGGACGTTGCCGACGCGGCACGCAAGAGCATTGATGAAATGACGCGCACGGCCTATGGCGCGGCCGTGCCGTTTCATGTCCTGCAAGAGCAGTTTGAAAACATCGACGCGCCATTAAAAAGCGCCAACGACAACATCAAGGTCACAACGGCATCAATAGCGATGCTGACTGAGCAATATGAACAGATTGACGCGCCGATAAAGGCCGTCAATGACAATATCGACAAGATGGCGATGACGATGCGCGATGCAAAATTGCGCGGCATCAACGCAATAGCTGATGGACTCGTTTCGCTGATGTCCGGCGCAAAAAGCACCAGCGAGGCGTTCAGGGATATGGCAAAATCAATTCTTGCAGATTTGGCAAGGATCGCCATACAGCAGACAATCACCCTGCCGCTGGCTCAAGCGATGGGATTCAACGTATCTGGTGCGCGTGCAATGGGCGGCCCTGTCACAGCTGGCAAGCCGTATCTGGTTGGTGAGCGTGGCCCGGAGATCGTGGTGCCGGGACGCAACAGCGCGGTCATCCCGAATGATCAGATCAGCGGCGGTGGTGTCACTGTAAACCAGACAATCAACCTGACCACAGGCGTCAGCCAGACTGTCCGCGCCGAAGTGCTGAACATGCTGCCGCAAATTGCCGAAGCAGCGAAGGGCGCGGTCTTGGACGCAAAGCGGCGCGGTGGTTCATACGCTGCGGCTATGGGGTAAAAAATGGCAATCACTTATCCGATCAACCATCCATCCACCGGCATCGCCAGCGTCAATCTTATTGCGCGGAATGCCACGGCTTTGTCGCAATCGCCCTTCACTTTCGCGCAGCAGGTTCAGCGCAATCAAGGCGCACGCTGGGAAGCTGATGTAATGCTGCCGCCGATGAAGCGCGAAACAGCCGAACCTTGGATTGCGTTTTTCCTGAAACTTTACGGCCCATATGGCACGTTCCTGCTTGGCGATCCCAACGCTTCAACGCCACGCGGATCGGCCAGCACTGCGCCCGGATCGCCTGTTATCAACGGCGCATCGCAAACCGGCGACAGTCTAGCCATCGATGGCTTGCCAGCATCGGCCACCGGATACTTGAAGGCCGGTGATTACATCCAGATCGGCAATGCTTCTGACAGTCAGCTTTATAAGGTTCTGGAAGATGCCGACAGCAACGCCAGCGGTGAGGCCACGCTGACCATCTGGCCTGACCTACGATCATCGCCCACAGATGGTGCGCCAGTTACGGTCAACAATGCTCGTGGCCTGTTCCGGCTTTCAACCAGTGAGTCAAACTGGTCGATCAGCACGGGTGGTTTTTATTCGATGAGTTTCGGGGCGGTTGAAGCACTATGACACGCGCAGTCACGACGGCAGTAAATGATGAGTTTACAGCGGCAGAATTGTCGCCTTTTTTTGCTGTCGAATTGGCATTCGATGAAGGCACCATCAGGCTATGGACCGGCTTCGGAACGATTGAGGTCGATGGTAATTCGTTCCTGCAAGGTGGCGACATGTTGTCGATTTCTGGGATTACTGAGACGGCAGAGGTGCAAGCCAACGGCATCACCATTGGCTTGACCGGCTTGGATCCCGCGCTGATACAATCTGCGCTTGCCGAAGATTATCAGGGGCGCGACTGCAATCTATATGTCGGCGTGCTGGATTCGGATGGCGCAGTGATCGCAGACCCGATCAAGGTGTTTGCGGGTCGTATGGACCTGATGACTGTCGAGGATAGCGGCGGCACGGCTGAAATAATCGTAACGGCTGAAAGCAAGTTGATCGATCTGGAGCGTGGCCGTCAGCGGCGCTATACTAGTGAAGATCAGAAAATAGATTATCCTGATGACCGTGGTTTAGATTTCATTGCGGAGTTGCAGGATAAAGAGGTGGTTTGGGGCGGCTGATGGGCTTCTTTAAGAATTTCACCAAGGCACTAAGCGATCCGGTCAATCTTGCGATTGCCGCTGCGACGACCGTTGTTCTGGGGCCGGTTGGCGGCTATACGGCGCTGCAATCTTTTGCCATCCGCGCAGCAGCAACCGCAGCGATATCATCTGCGGCGCAATCTTTCTCGCCAAAACCAAAGCTGCCGGATTTCGGGTCTTTCACGCAGGACGCCAGCGGTCGCACGCAGATGGTCAAGCAGCCCATCACGTCGCGCCGCGCTGTCTATGGTGAAACCCGCGTATCTGGACCGCTGGCCCTGATCGAAAGCACCAATGACGACAAATATCTGCATCTGGTCGTTTTGCTTGCATCGCATGAGTGTGAGGCGATCACGACGGTATACCTGAACGATGAGGCGCTGACGCTTGATGGCAGCGGAAACGTCACAGCGCCATCGCGCTATGCAAATCTGGTGCGGGTCAAAAAGCACCTTGGCACGACAGATCAGGCCGCTGACACCGATCTGGTCAGCGAGGTTTCTGGCTGGACAAATCAGCATCGGCTGCGCGGGATTGCTTATGTCTATGTGCGTCTTGAATTCAGCACCGATGCTTTTCCGAATGGCATCCCCAACATTTCCGCGCTGGTGCAAGGCAAGAAGCTGTTTGACCCACGCACCAGCACGACGGCCTATAGCACCAACCCGGCGCTGGCTGTAAGGGACTACCTTACAGATGCGACATATGGATTCGGCGCAACCGCATCGGAAATCGACGATGCGGCCTTCCAAACTGCTGCAAACATATGCGATGAAAGCGTCACATTGGCCGCTGGCGGCTCTGAAGACCGTTATAGCTGCAATGGCACCATCGACAGCGCAAACGCGCCACGCGGCATCCTAGAGGGCTTACTGACGGCTTGCGGCGGCGTCGTCACCTACACCAATGGCCTGTTTGGAATAAAGGCGGCGAAATATGTCAGCCCTAGCCTGACACTTACCAACGACGATTTGCGCGGCCCGATCAGCGTGCAAACAAAGCGCAGCCGCCGGGACAATTTCAACGCGGTCAAAGGTGTTTTCTCGCCAGCTTCAACAAACTATGTAGCGACTGATTATCCACCGATTACATCGGCAACGTTGGAAACAGAGGATGGCGGCGATCAAATCTTTCTGGATTATGATCTGCCATATACATCGTCTTCATCGATGGCGCAGCGGCTGGCCAAGGTCGCTCTGTATCGCAACCGGCAACAGGTGACGATGGATTATCCTGCCAACCTGAAAGCATTCCAGCTTGCGGTTGGTGACACGGTACAGATCACCAATGATCGGTTCGGATTTTCGTCAAAGGTCTTCGAGGTTGCGGAGTGGCGGCTTGTATTTGAAGGCAGCGACAATGGCGTTCTGATGGGCGTCGATCTGATGTTGCGCGAACTGGCCAGCAGCGTTTTCGATTGGGACGCCGAAGAGGCAGAGTTTCTGCAAGATAACACGACCTTGCCGAATCCGTTTGACCTGACGCCGCCGGGTCTGGTTGTGACCGATGAATTGCAAGTATTCAACGAAAAGGCGATTTCTGTTCTGGTGGCCGAGGTCACGTCGGACAGCGTTTATGCGCGGCAGTTTGAGGTGCAAGCCAAGAAAAGCACAGACACAGACTATGTGTCGCTTGGCGTCGGGTCCGGCAACAAGTTTGAATTGTTCGACGTTGAAGATGACGTAACATATGACGTGCGTGCGCGGATCATCAATGGCATCGGGGTGCGCTCCCCGTTTTCAACCGCATCGCATCAGGTGGTCGGCAAGACGGCCCCGCCTGCCGATGTCACCGATTTCAGCGTCAATATCATTGGCACCGAAGCGGCGTTAAGCTGGACGCCGGTCGGTGATCTTGATCTGTCGCATTACGTTGTGCGCCACGCACGCGAAACATCGGGGGCCGAATACGCAAACGCCATCAGCATTGCCGACAAGATTTCGCGTCCAGCGAATACAGCTGTCGTGCCTGCGCTGACCGGCACCTATTTCATCAAGGCCGTCGATAAGTTGGGCAACGCATCAACTAATCCGGCGTCGTCTGTTGCGATAATTGAGGAAATCAAGGGCTTCAACAACGTCGCAACATCGACGCAAGGCCCGACATTCGATGGCAACGAGGAAAACGTCGCATCGGTTGAAAACACGCTGGTGCTTGATACGACCGTCAAGTTTGATCACGCGACAACCGGCAGCGAATTGCTAACCAACAATGATTTTGCGACCGGCGACCTTACTGGATGGACATACATCAGCAGCGACGTGACCCCGACTTTGTTGGGCGATGGCGAGGTGGAAATATCTGCCACAAATAATTTTTATTTGCGTCAAAACAACATCGCTGTGACCAGCGGCAAGCAGTACGTCTTAACCGTTGAATGCACATCAATCGACGCGGGTGATCAGTTTGAAATCCGGGTTGATGCAACGGGTGGCAGCACTTTGATTGAGGCTGATCCGATTGATGGTGTGGGTGTGAAGCAGCTGACATTCACCGCGACAAGCGCCAGTGTTGATTTGTTCATCGGGCCTAATCGTCTGATTTCAAATCCGCACGTCGCAAGTTTCAAGGGCTTCACGTTGAAGGAATCGCAAACCTTTGATGACATGCTTGGCCTGTTTGATGGTGGTGGCGGCACCGTTGCGTCGAGTGGCTTTTATGACTTCGACAACATTGTGGATGTCGGCGGCGTTTACACAAACCACGTCACAGCAAATGTGAATGTCACGCGCGTTGATTATGTTGATTTGTTCGATGCAACGGGCGGTCTGTTTGATGATCGAACCGGCTTGTTTGATGGCGATGTGCAAGCGTTTGATGACACCAATGTAGAATTGCAAATCGCCACGACAGAAGATGATCCGACGATCACGCCAGAGACGGGCCTGACACTGACCCAAACAATTGCTGCTGGCACAACGATCAGCAACAGCATTCTGGGCATCACAAACACGCAGAATCAAGTTTTTGCCTGTGAGGTCGAGTTTCCGCGCACGGTTTCTGCGCCTTGCTGCCTGATGGAATTTGGCGGCACTGGCACAGGCAACTATATCGGGTTTGTGGATACGACCACATTTAGGATGCGGTTCGGCAGCGGCGCACAAGAAGAGCCACAGACGAACAAGGTGATCGTGAACGTGCCGATCACTGATCTGCCGATGGATGGGAAGCTGCACACCTTAGTCTGGGAATATGGTCAGACCACCGGCACGGGTCGCATTTGGGTTGATGGCAACCTTGTCGGATCATCAACGACCATCGGCTATAATAGCAACATTTCCGGCGGTGCGACGGGTGGATTTATCAGTATTAATGGCGGAAACATGACGCCGACAAATTACGAGCCATCACTGAAATGGCAATTTGGTCACGGCGGCACGTTGCGCCATTACAACAACCAGACTGTCACAGCGACATTGCCGACATTCACAGCATTCCGCAGATTTGTGGTAGGTGATTACAAGGCACGCGGCTTGAAATTCCGCGCGAAACTAACCAGCACCGACACCGAAGCAAGCCCGAAGGTTTCCGCGCTTTCTGTGACCGTTGACATGCCCGACCGCACAGTTGCCGAAGCTGACATCGCAAGCGGTGCCGGGGCAAAGGCAGTCACGTTTTCGCCAGCATTCAAGAGCCTGCAAGGCGTGGGCATTGCGGCGCAAAACTTATCAAGCGGCGATTACTATGCTATAACTAGCAAGAGCGCCACAGGATTCACGATTACCTTTTACAACAGCAGCGACGTGGCAGTGGATCGGACCTTTGATTATGTCGCCAGAGGATATGGAGAGGTGGCAGCATGAGCCAGAATGATTTCACGATTGCGAACCAAGGCTTCCCGGCCTTTCGTTCTGACTTAAATGGTGCGCTTCAGGCGCTTGCAACGCTGTCATCTGGCGCAACCGCGCCATCAACGACCTTTGCATATCAGCTTTGGTATGACACGACGACCGACATCCTGAAGATTCGCAACGCTGATGATGACGCTTGGATCACGCTTTTCACGTTTGATCAGGCGACCGACAGCGTAGGGGTCAGCGGTGAGGAATTGGTCGATGATACCTCGCCGCAGCTTGGTGGTGCGCTGGACACAAACGGCAACAACATCGCCTTTGGCGACAGCAGCGGCGCATCGGATGATCGTCTGACTTTCGGGGCTGGGACTGACATGTCCCTCTACCACGACACATCGAACAGCTATCTGGACCTTGACGGCGTTGGGGATTTGATCGTTCGTCAGCTTAATAATGACAAAGATATTTTGTTGAAGTCCGACGATGGGTCCGGCGGAAACGCAAACTATGTGATGTGCGATGGCAGCAGTGGCGAGGTGCGGCTTTTTCATTACGGAACCCAGAAAATAAGCACAACGGCCACGGGGGTGCAAGTCACCGGAACTGCCCTTGCCACGACCGACACCGACACCAGCAACAGCGGATCGGTCACGCTGGATTTCGGCGCAAACCAGAACTTTGTTTTGACCATCACGGGCGCGGTCACGCTGGCTAACCCAACGACCGAACAGGTGGGGCAATCTGGCTTCATCGTGTTTATTCAAGATGGCAGCGGCGGGGCCACAATTTCGCTAGACACGCAATATAAAACAGCCGGGGGAGTGAACACCCTTTCGCTGTCCTCGGCCGCTGGTGCGATTGATGTTGTGCCTTATATTGTAAGCGCCGCAGACAGCATTCTTCTTGGCGCGCCGCAACTGAATTTTAGCTAGGGGGCATCATGTCCGGTCCATTTGGCGCTGGTGCGCTACAGTATTTCAGCGGTGCGGCAGAGTTTTATCCCTATACGATAGACCAGTCGGTGCGGTTCAATGACGATGACACCGCAATGCTTTCAAAGACCTTTGCGTCCGCTAGTAATCGCAGGACTTGGACGTGGAGTGGATGGGTAAAACGTGGAAACATAGGCAACACGCATCCCCTTTTTGTTGCGGGTTCAAGCGGATCATCTGTTTTGCAGTGTGCAATACAAACGTCCACCGTTGCGGACAGACTTGCTTTATACAACTATACTGGTTCGTATAATCTGAATTTTGCTACTACTCAACTTTTTAAGGATGTTGCGGGGTGGTATCATATCGTCCTTAAAATGGACACCACACAGGCAACATCGACAGACCGTGTTAAAATTTATGTGAATGGTGACGAGGTAACAAGTTTTTCAACTTCAAGTTATCCATCACAAAACTTTGAAACACTTGTCAACACTGCAGCATCTCATCGCATAGGTCGTAACTTCGATACCGCAGTTTCAACAAAGTCACTCGACGGCTATCTTGCTGAAGTCAACTTCATCGACGGCACAGCCCTCGACGCATCCAGCTTTGGCGAAACAAAGAACGGCATCTGGATACCGAAACAGTACACTGGCAGCTATGGCACCAACGGTTTCAAGCTGGCGTTTCAGGACAGCGCGGCACTGGGTGACGACACCAGCGGGAACGGCAACGATTTCACGGCGACCAATCTGGCTGCGACTGACCAGATGCTCGACACGCCGACCAGCAACTTTGCGACGTTCAATCCACTAGACAACAATAACACTTCTCTGTTTTCCGAAGGCAACCTAGAGGTCGGTTCGGCAACAGGCTCTCACTTGCAAGGCACTCGTTCAACCTTTGCTGTGACGCAAAACTTTTATTATGAGGCTTGTAAACTGCAATCTGGCACAACTAATTTCCACTTAGGGGTTGCGACAACAACTGCCGATATATCCAGCACATCAAATTCCGGCATTTACACAAAAGCGCAAAGTAGCGGGTCCGCTGGTGACATTATAATGATTGCCTATTCTGCTGACGCTAATGCTATGTGGTCGGGCAAGAATGGAACGTGGGACAACGGCGCAAGTGTTGCGGAAATTGAAGCTGGCACAACGACAAACGCAACTCACACAGGCATCGAAGCTGAGAGTATTGCCGCCCTGTTTCTAGACCAAGCAAGCTCGTTTTCTGGCAGCGTTGTCGCTAATTTTGGCCAAGATGGAACCTTTGCTGGCAACAAGACAGCACAAGGC